GTACATTCCTCACGCTGAAGCCGATGATATCATTGCAATCCTAACTAAGAAGTATCACACCGAAGAGAAAGTTCTTATTGTTTCCAGTGATAAAGATTTTCAACAGTTACAAAGATTTCCAAATGTGTCTCAATACACACCTCTTCATAAGAAGATGCTTATATGTGATAATCCACTGAAATTTTTAACACATCATATTATCAAAGGCGATGCATCCGATGGTATTCCTAATATTCTTTCAGATGATGATGCATTTGTAAATGAAAATAAAAGACAAAAACCATGTGGTGTTAAGAAGATTGATGTGATATCAGGAGAGTTAGAGCAATGGACAACCGAAAGAAATTGGCAAAGGAATCAAACCCTTATTGATTTTACATATATACCAGAGGAAATGCAAGGAGAAATAGTAGAAATGTTTGAAACACAAGAAGTATCAGATAGGTCTAAGATTTTCAATTATATGATAACACATAAATTAAAAAATTTAATGGAAGTTGTTGGGGAATTTTGAGGAGAATTGGAAATGGCCCGGCCTAATATTGAACAGTATGATGATTATGAAGAATATCATCGACCGAATAAAGGTGAACGCAAACACCAACAAAAACGAAGTCGAAGAGATACTAAAAATTATTTAAAAGATTGGGCTTGCGATGATTATGACGAGTCCCCCTATGAAGATATGGAGATAAAGGAGACAGAAGATGAGTGACCATAAATATAATATCGGAGAGTCGGTTGTATATAACCAAACTCGTAAGGTTGGAAATGTGGTAGAGGTTAGAGAATCAGAAGATAAGATTATGGTTATGGTCGAATTTGCAGATGGCCATAGTGCTTTAATTCATGAAAATGACCTTTCTAAATTTCTTGTTGAAGTACCTTCGCCTTCCGACCGTTCAGATTTTTTAGGCGAGGGATAAAACAATGGCCAAGAAACGGATTGTAGCAACAGGTAACTGGAGTTCTGCCCCAAAACAAAAACCACCCCCACCAGTAGCACCTCAAACTGCTCCCGATAAGCCTGGAATTTTGCAGAAGGCAAAGAACTTGGCCTCGTCTTATATTTCAAAGGGGTTTAGTGGAAAACGAGCAGAACCAGAAGTTGTAGAAGTTCGAAGCATGAGTTGTCATGGGTTGGATGATATTGGCCTTGCAGCCTGTGAGTTTCGAGGCAACAGCGAGACAGAAGGCAGACATATGTGTTTGGAATGTGGTTGTGGTGACCGAGAAGCCACTTGGTTGAACAAATTATCTGAAGATGAATATAGCAAGTTAGAGTTTCCCAATGTACACTGCCCTCTCAGTATGCCAGGTTTTACAAATTATACATCAACAAAGGATGAAACAGAAGAAAGAAAATCTCATTATTCTGGGTTTGAAAGAAAAAAGAAACTTGAAAATTATTGCCAAACAATGGGAGTTTCATTGGTGGAATTATCAGTACCAATCCCCAATGATGAAAGTTCTGAGGCCAAATGAGCCGGCGAATAAACAACCGAAGAAAAAGAAAAAGAATTAACGCATCTTTCGAATCAAAGGTTGCAAGAACAGAAAAAGATGGTACAATAAACAATGAACCACGAAGAAGTGGGTGTCCTAGATGTGGTGGTGGTACATGTACCTGTAACCGCAACAACACCCCTAAACAAGAGCCTGGTTGCGGATGTGGCCGCAACAAGTAAATTTTATTATGGAGTTATTTTATGACAACAACAACAGTGAGCAACACTATGAAACTATCAAGTGAGACTTTGGAAGTCCTCAAGAATTTTGCATCTCTAAATTCTAACATTTTAGTTAAACCCGGCAAACGCCTAACAACGGTTACACCTATTAAGAATGTTTTAGCAGAAGCAACCGTTACAGAAACATTTGAAACTGAGTTTGGGATTTGGGATTTGAATAAATTCCTTGGTACTGTTTCTCTTTTCGATTCACCTGAACTAGAATTTAATGACAAGTATATGACTATTTCTGATGGTTGTTCTTCTGTTAAATATTATTATTGTGAACCAAATCTTTTAACAACTACAGACAAGAAAGTTCCTGTAAATGATGTGGTCGTTGAGTTTGAGTTGTCTGAAAAGATTTTCTCAGATGTATTGAGAGCGGCCTCCGTTCTTAATCTCAATGACCTTGCAATCACCAATACGGGAGACACAATTTCCCTTGTAGTGTTTGATAAAGCAGATACAGGAAGTAATAACTATACAGTCGAACTTGGTGAAATAACAAACACAGATGATTTTGATTTTCATTTTAAGATTGAAACATTAAAACTTATGCCTGGTGATTACGAAGTAGCAATTACTAAGAATACGGTTTCCAGATTCAAGAATAAGAATCGTGACCTTACTTATTATGTGGCACTAGAGCGAACTTCTTCATACAAGGCTTGATAAATGAAAACAATGGAACATTACCTGTGGGTAGAGAAATACCGCCCACGGACAATTGATGAGTGTATTCTTCCCACAGGAATCAAGAAGACATTCAAGGATATGGTGCAAAGTGGTGAGTCTCAAAACTTACTTCTCTCAGGAGGAGCAGGATGCGGGAAGACAACCATTGCTAAGGCCTTATGTTCAGAACTTGATACTGATGTTATTGTAATTAACTGTTCAGAAGATGGAAACATTGATACCCTTCGAACACGGATTCGTGACTTCGCAAGTTCTGTTTCAATTTCAGGCAACAAGAAGGTAGTAATTCTTGACGAGTTTGATTATTCAAATGCACAGTCAACGCAACCTGCACTTCGTGGTTTTATCGAAGAGTTTAGCGATAATTGTAGATTTATTCTGACTTGTAATTTCAAGAACAGAATCATTGAACCGATTCATAGTCGATGTACTGTTGTTAACTTTTTAATTCCCAACAAGGAAAAACCACAACTTGCTATGGGTTTCATGGAGAGGGTGAAGTATATTCTTGATGAAGAAGGAATTCCATACGAAGAAAAGGTTGTTGCCGAATTAATCAAGAAGCATTTTCCCGATTTTAGGCGAATCTTGAATGAGTTGCAACGGTATTCGATTGCAGGCTCAATTGATGTTGGTATTCTTACTCAGATTGGTGAGGTCGATACCAAGAAGTTGATTACTGCTATGAAGGAGAAGGATTTTACTTCCGTGAGAAAGTGGGTTGTTGAGAATGTTGACAACGACCCCACGCAGATTTTCAGAAACATTTATGATGGGATGTATGATTATTTCGAAGTGAATAGTATTCCTAAAGTGGTTTTGATTCTTGCAGAATATCAATATAAATCTGCTTTTGTAGCCGATGCTGAAATTAATCTAACTGCTTGCCTTGTTGAGATTATGATGGAGTGTGATTTCAGATGAAGTACAATTCAGATTTTACCCACGACTTAGAATTTGGCCAAATGGGCGAACAAACTGTTGCGGATATTGTTACTGGTGACAAGACAGAAGTTAAGTCCGAACGAGATATTTGGGTCAAAACAGGAAACCATTTTGTAGAAACAGAATCTAGAGGAAAACCAAGCGGCATTTGCACTACACATGCCAAATATTGGTCTGTCAACTTTTACAAGTCTGGTAAGTTTCGATTCAATATAACACTAGAGGTTGAAGACTTAAAAGACATTGTTATGGAACATAGAAGCAACAAAGTTAAAGGTGGTGATAATAATACCTCATATGGTATTCTTGTTCCAATTGAAGAATTGGTAGGACATTAGATGAAATTAGGCGAATATTTAAATGCCATAAATCACAGCAAGAAGTCGCTGATGGACACCGAAGATGAATTGGTGGAAAAGAAGTATCTTCCATTCATCGTAAATCGGTGTCTTTCTTATTTTCCCGATACTATTTTGCAAGCAAATGAAATGAATTTATATGCTCATCTTGATAAAAAGATGCAGTTCGATTTTCTTCGGCATTCCATTCGGTCACGAAAGAGATTTAGTAAATGGTTAAAGAACGAGAAAAGTGAACAGTTGGAAGCCATAAAAGAATGCTACGGGTATTCAAATCAAAGAGCAGATGAGGTTCTGTCCATTCTTACCCCTGAGCAAATAGAGCATATCTGCTTTGTAATGCAAAGAGGCGGAAAACATAAATAAAACCATACATTAAATGTGATGTGTATGGAGAACATAGATTATGAACCCAAATATTAGTGTTGATGACCTCGTAGAAATTGATTTCAACGAACCAGATGATTTCTTGAAGATAAAAGAAACCCTTACTAGAATAGGTGTTTCCTCAAGAAAAGAAAAGAAACTATTCCAATCATGCCATATCCTTCATAAGAGGGGTAAATATTATATTGTTCATTTTAAAGAACTGTTTGCATTGGATGGACTTCGTTCTGATATAGATGAAAATGATGTTGCAAGACGAAATAAGATTATCACTCTTTTGCAAGAGTGGGGTTTAATAGAAGTTCTTGATAAAGATAAAATAAAAGAGCCCATTTGTGAAATCAATCAGTTGAAGATTTTATCGTATAAAGAAAAATCAGATTGGGTATTATGCCCAAAATACCACATTGGTAAAAAATAATGTTTGAAGAATCTATTCCACCACGGAACATCGACCTTAGAGAAATTCCAACCTTTTGGATAAACCTAGACAGGGACACCAATAGGCGACAACGAATGGAGTCTATGTTTGTTAACTTGGAAATGGAAAATACTAAAAGGGTTGCTGGCTATTTGGCTAGCACAGTAAAAGAAGGATGTGGTAAGGCCCAAGAAAAGACTCTAAAGAAGATTAAAAAATATCCTACCTTGGTTTTAGAAGATGATTGTGTACAAACCGAACACTTTGTACCAATTATTGATATTCCTCCAGATGCCGATGCAATATATCTTGGATGTTCTCATTGGGGAATGAATTTCGACACAGGAAAAAATGGTCCAATATCACAGTGGGAGAAACATAATGACAAATGGTTAAGAGTCACAAATATGTTAGCCACTCATGCTATTCTGTATATCAATCCTGAATTTCATAAAGCATGTCAGGATATAATTCATAAATATGTGTATAAACTAGAAGACCATATCGATGTTGGTTACTGTTCAATATTAAAAGATTTCAAAATCTATACACCAATAGAGCCATTCTTTTATCAAAGTAGTAGTGAGAATGTAACCAGAACAGGTTTAACAAATAAATATAAACATCGTACAAATATTAGTAACAGTGGCGTTGATAACCATCAACCACCCAAACCAACCATTCCTCGGCCCACCAATCAAGTGGGTATAAATCCCCAAAAAAACAGAAGGGCCCGAAAATCAGATACTACATTTAGGCCAATTCTTAAAGATTCACCAACTGGTAGGGTAAGAAGAAAAGGAAGATAAAGTGAATATTAACCTTAGAGAAATTCCAACTTTTTGGATAAACCTAGACAGGGA